TGCTTGCCGGATTGGGTCCGGGTCGCGCCGAAAGTCCCGCAGATGAAGACCTGAGTTGCGTAGCTCTTGTCCGCTCGCTTGCTGATCTCGGTGGCGAGATCCTTCCAGATGCCAAGATACATACCGCTCTTCACCCAAATCGGGATCAGGCGGTTGCCGCTGGTGATGTTCAGCCGTTCCGTGAGCGTGAAGTCCACGCCCATGAAGCGCTTGACGCGACCGTTCTCGAGGACCGCGCTGTTGCTGTAGTCCTTGTTTACGACCTGGATTTCCTTCAGCAGTGAGTCGTGCTCGTAGCTCGTTGACCGCTTCCGACAGGTCGCCCTTGTTCGCGAGCAGGAGTTTCTGCACCGCGGATTGGAGCTTCGCGACGTTGAGCGCCGAGGCGGTGCCACCGACGTTGACACCGACCTGGTAGTTGGTCGTGTCGAACGATTCGGATGTGGTGCCGTTCTCGCCCTTGAAGTTGGTGCCGAAGATCGCGGTCAGCATCACGTCGTCCATCGCGCGATTCATGGCCGCGGCAGCGGCCCGCGCGTACGGGCTCGTGGCTTCGACGATCATGCGAAGCTGGTCTTCGTTGTCGATCAGCGATGCCCACTCGTAGTCGAGCGGGAACACCCAACGCTTGTCTTGCGACAGGTCGAGTAGCGGCGTGTCTTCGTGCCGGCTGGTCTTCAGTTGCGCAGTGGCCGAGCCGAATTGCTCGACGATGCTGGCGGCCTTACCGACGTGAGTGCCGGTAGTGACCATGCTGCGAAGGCGGGAACCTTCCTGTTGGAGCAGGAGTTCGACGTTCGCCTTGTACTGCTGTACTGCTGCGACGGTAATGGCTTGGGGCACAATAGCCTCCGTAAGTTGTTCGGGTACTGCCAGGTGCGTCGGTCAGGCTGACGCTCGCCGGCTTGTCCCTTACGGGGGCCACTACGCGGGGGTGTGCTGTCGCGGGGGCGCGAACCGTGTCCGCGCACTCCCCCCACACAATCAGTGTATCACATGCTCAGAAAAGATTGTCAACACTCTCGCCAGTATTCGTCGCCGGCTGTACGGTATCCTTCGCCAGCATGATCGGCCCCGTCACCCAATCGGCGTACTTCTGCGCCGATTCGACAACACCCGTCGCATACCCGTCCTTGTGCGGTGACGGGTTGCGCGCGGCGGCCTCGAGACATCTCAACCTGAATTCTAGTACGTCCATTTACTTCTCCGCGTAGAGGATACCGAAAAGCTGCTTCTGTTTCAGAGCCGCCGCCTTGTGACCGGGGTGCGATGCATCGGTCAGCGCCTTCGACTCCACCGGATCGGCCTTCATCTTCTCCCACTCGACACCCGCTTCCGCCGGCGTCATCGTCGCGCCGAACCCGCCACCCGACTTGTCTGCGCCGCTGACGAACGAGTCCTCGCTGAGTTTCGAGCCGAGCGCCGCGAAGAACCGCATCGTAGCCGCGTAGCCTTGTGTCTGCTCGAGCGCGTCTACCATGTCCGCGCTGAAGCCGAGCGCCTTGACCGCTGTCTGCGCCGCGTTCATCTGCCGTTCGTAGCCCCCGCGCCATTCCGACAGAAGGGTCGCCTTGTCGGTCTGCACCGAGAGGTTGTACGCTTTCTCGCCTTCGGCCGATTGCGTCTTGACGTATTCGGTATTCGCCGTCGACAGCGCCTTCGCCTGGGCCGCGGTAAGACCGGCCTTGTGGAAGGTGTCCTTCACCCACGCCTTGTAGGTGTCGGGCGCGCCTTCGGGCGCGACGATCTCGTACTTGTCCGCCGACTCCGGCATACCGAGTTTCGCGAACGCCACGCGTTGCCCGACCGGATCGTCGGCGCGCGGGATAGTGAGCAACGTGCTCGGGTCTTTCCCGATCAGTGTCTCGACACCGCGGTAGGACTTGTATACGTCCGCCGGCGCCTTCCAGCCCTTGTTGGTGACGTAAGCTACGTCGGCCGCTTCGGTCAATCCGTGCCAGGGTGCCGCGGTTCCCGTAGTACCGTCGCCAGAACCAGTAGTACCAGTCCCACCAGTACCAGTAGTTCCGCCAGTCGTGCCAGTAGTGCCAGTGCTACCTGTTTCACCGCTCATAGTCCCAATTCCTTCAGCCCGTTGATAAAGTCCTCCGGATGCAGCATATCGACGCACTTGTTGTCGCCGTACACGCAGTTCCGGAAGTCGTGATTGAAAAGCAAAGTCATGTGCGACTGGCAGCCGGCGCACTCCAGATCGCGCGGCACGACGTAACGAATCCGGCACTCCGGGTCGCCGTTGCGCGCGATGTAGCGATGTTTCGGCTCTGTAGTCGTCAGGCCGTAGATGATATTGGTGGGCGTTGTGCCGGCGAGATGGATCGTACCGCCATCAACGCCGACGACTGCTGCGGCGTGCCCGCAGATGTCGCGAAGTTCGAGCAGCGTCGTCTTCTCGCGCCAGTCGAGGAAGAGGCCGGCCGGAATGTGCTGCGACTCGTCGATCATTACGATCGGTGTCATAGTGCCGCCGACGTTGACCTTCGTGTGGCTCGTCTTCGTGCCGACTACGACAGGCGAATAGCCGCGCGAGTGCACCCATTCCATGATGGGCACCATCACCTTCGCCTTGAAGAGTTTGTTCAGCGACGTAGCACCCACGGGGAACACGACGTACTTGCCCTGAATTTGGCGCGGCCCGAGGAGTGCCGCTGTCGGATAGCTGCGTTCGAACATGCTCTCCGGCTGTGCGTCGAGCAGGTAGCGGAAGGCGTAGTCGACCATGTGCACGCGATTGCGGGTATGCGTGTCGAACGGTGCCTGGTTGAGCGCCGTCGGACCGAGATCCGCCAGCTTACGCTCGGCTTTCCTCATCGGAAATTTCTCGAGATCCTTGACGATGAACGCGCCGTACGGTTCGAGCAGATGCGCGACGAGATCCATCTGCCATGACGGCACCCACACGAACATCTTCATCGACTCGTGATGCGTTAGGCGCGCGTGCACGATCGCCGGCAGCGAGCAGATCATATCTCCTAGCGCCGCATGATTGAGTACGAAGTTCACGCGATCGTACATCTGAAGTTCTTCGTTATTGCGATACATCTTGCCTCCCATCGAGAAGTTTCCACAGGTCGGCTTCGCTGAGATTCAGATGCGCGGAGATGCGCAGCCACACTTCCCGGTGCCCTTCGGCGAGGACGTGCGCACGATCGTTGGGATGAAAGGTGGACGCTTGCGCGTGGCAGAACCACGCGAGATCCTTGAGCACGATCTCCGCGACTGGTCCCTTGAACGTCGTCCTGTAGGCGTATCGGCGTTCCCCGAGGAACCGCCGGGCCTTGTCGAGTATGCTCAAGCGCTATGCCGTTTGGTGAGGGATCTGTTTCTGCACGGTCGCCAAGGCCGGCGCCGCGTCGGTGAGTTGCTGGATCTGCTGCTGCTGCGAGCGCTGCTGGCGCTTCGCCGCCACTTCGTCTTCGGTCGCCGTCCAGTCGACGGGCGCCCCGAAGATGTCGTTCAGTTCCGGCATCGCGCGGTCGATGGCGTACCAGTCCAGAGGACTCGGGTCGCCGGTGAGGCGCGTGTAATTCGCGGCCATGTCCAGCGAGCGCACGAAGCCGGAGGCGCGCTCGGTGCGGCGCATGCGCGACATCGGCGAATCGTATTCGATTTTGTACTCGGCATTCGCCTGCTGCAAGATCGCCGGCATCGGCGGCATCAGCCCTTGCTGCTGGAGTAGGTCGATCTCGCGCTCGATCAGCGGTCCCAGGAACTCCGACTCGATGCGCCCTGCCGTCGGCGCGAGCAGCATGCCCTTCTCGCGCGCCCGCTCGAGCACTTCGGTCGCCGTCATTTCCTTGCGATCTTCGACAAGGATCTCGAAGAGGGAGATCAAGAAGGCGTCTTTGATGACGACCTTTTCCATCTCCATCATCTTCTCGTTGACGGCGAGGTTCCCGACCGGGAGCGCATGCACAAGCGCACGACCTTCGGCGGACACGCCGCCCGCGTTGAGCGTGCCGGCGCGAAGGCTGAAGCTCCCCAGGTTGCCGTCATCGTGCGCGAGCAGCACCGGGTTGACCTGGCGATGCCCCTGCTCGAGCATCGTCTTCTTCTCTTCGTTCAGGACTTTGATGGCCGGAAGCACCCACTGCGCCGGGCCGCGGCCGTATGTTTCGCCCGACGCCTGGGTGTAGCGCGTGACGGCGTACGGGAACGAGTTGTAGCCGCCCTCACGCAATAGTTGCTTCGTGTCGATCAGCATGTAGCACGACTTGAACGCCATACCCTGCGCGCCGATGTAGCCGGGCGTGAAGTCGTCTCGCGGGTGAACGACGTGCAGGACTTGCCACTTGCGCACGGACTGCGGCATCTTCGCGTCGTCGCTCACTTCGACCGGGCACGCGTCGCCGAAGCGCTGGAGCATCTGCCGCGAGTCGAGAAACATCGTCCGATACAACGTGTCGACGATGCCGGCGTGGTTCTCGACGAAGTACGCCTCCCCGAGATGCACGTTGCGGTAGCGCAGCCCTTTGCTGCGGTCGGGCCTGTCGATGTACAACACACCGTTGCCGTAGACGCCAAGACTCAGATACACTTGCTGGCTGTTGCCGACGAAGTTCGCGATCGTGCGGTAGCGATAGTTGTAGAGCACTTCGCTCAGTTGGTCGAAGAACTCGCGCACCTGGCGCTTCTTGCGCAGCATAGGGTCGACCGCGCGCAGCAGATGCCAGATGCTCGACTGCGGGGTTATCAAACTCTCGATGACGCTGGAGAACCGCTGCGCCGCGAACGCGGCCGTCGAGTCGAACTGCAACTCGGTTTTCTTCTGACCTTCGGTAATGAACTGCCCGCGGTTGGAGAACGAGTCGCGGTGCGCCGGCACAATGCGCGCGGCAGCCTCTTCCCACTGCGAGTCCCAATTCCCGCGGACTGTGCGCAGCGCGGCAAGGCGCTGCGTGTAGAAGTCGAGTAGCGTTTCGTCAGCCACTCTAGTAGCCTACGAGTGCTCGCGAGGCTGCCTTTTTCTTCGGCCCGAACAGACCTGTGCCGGGGAGATCGTTCAGTTCGGTTACGTCTGTCGCAGAACTGGCCGCGGGTGTCTGCG